GTTTATCGACTTTGAAGATCAACGCGCTCATAGGAATATTGAACGTTATTTTTTGACAGAGCGCCAGTTGACGTATGTTGGTGGCGAGTGGTCAAGATTGGACGTTTGTGATATTGAGCGTAATTCCAAGATATTACCAGCTCCTCAGCGCTCGACATACAATGTGGGCAAGGTCGTGTATGGTGAAAACATGATTTTTGCCGGCCGTTGTTTAACTAGGTATTTTGCTTACAAGGCGCCGACTTCTGTTGGTGATTGTGGCGCGCCAATTTCCCTAATGGACAATAGTTCTTACAGTGGCCATTCCATTTTTGGTTTGCATGTTGCTGGCAATGATAGGAGGGGCGAGGGTTACTGTAATATAATAACTTACGAGATGGTAGTCGCTGCACGCAAGATGTTGCAGACGATTGACGACAAGTTCGACGACGACCTTAGCTCGCGCGGGGTTGCCCTTCAGTCTGGCACTCCTTTGCCTTTTGAAGAGGCGGGTTCTTTTTTGCCTATTGGGACTTTGGATAAGGCTATAGTCATTTGTCCCAAGACTTCTTATTATCCTACAAAAATGTATGGCGCTTTTGGTGAGTATGAGTGTTTACCTGCGCCTTTGAGCGCCGTCTATCGTGATGGTAATTTGGTATATCCTATGGCTAACGCAGTCAAGCCGTATTCTAGTCCAGTGTACGTTTACGATGTTACGAGACTGAAGCACGCTTGTCACGTTGCATTTACGCCTTTGACTGCCATTACCAGAGATGGCAGAATGGGACGTATTTTGACTTTTGAGGAAGCCATTTGCGGTATTCCGGAGCGTAAATTTCGTGCTATTCCTCGTAACACATCTCCTGGTTGGCCATACTGTATGAGCAGTTCTCCTGGAAAGACAGCTTTTTTTGGAGATGCAGAGGAATATGATTTGACTGGTCCTAAAGCCGTTGAATTACGTAGCCGTGTTGAGCATATCGTCACGTCTGCTAGAAACAACGAGCGTACGTGTGTGCTCTTCAATGACTTTCTTAAGGACGAGCTTCGTAGTGCGAAGAAAGTCGAAGCTGTGGCGACACGGTTGATTTCCTCTGCACCATTGGACTACGTTGTTGCGTGGCGCATGTATTTCGGGGAGTTTTCGTCTGAGTTTATGCGCAACCACACGGCCATTGGTATGGCGCCTGGGATATGTGCTTATACCGATTGGGATTTTCTCGCTCGCAAGCTCAGTTCTAAGGGTGGTAAGGTTTTCGCTGGTGATTTTAAGGCATTTGATTCTTCTGAGCAGCCCTGTGTCATGGACGTAATTTTAGGATACATCAATTCATGGTATAACGATGGTGCCGAGAATGCTAGGATTCGCCGCGTTTTGTGGCAAGACTTGACGCATTCTCGACATATTGGCGGTTTGGGCAAAGATCAGCGGCACGTGTATCAGTGGAACAAGTCTCTTCCTAGTGGCCACCCTTTTACGACCATCGTCAATTCTATGTACTCTTTACTATTGCTTGTAGCTTGTTACATATCATTGACAGGTGATTGGGTAGGTTTTTGGGACAAGTGTTTTGCCGTCACTTATGGCGACGACAACGTGGTTAACGTAAGCGACGCTGTGAGTGACAAATACAACCAGAAGACCGTGGCGCTTAACATGTTTACGGAATTCAAAATGATATACACTTCTGATGATAAGGATGGAGACCTTATCGAGACAACCGATTTGTCTGGCGTTTCTTTTTTAAAGCGTCGTTTTTCCCTTGATAAATACTACTATAATTGTCCTTTGGATTTGGACAGCTTCCTATATAGCGTATATTGGTGTAAGAACAAACGCTTGGAAGACAAGATTCGCGTGGACGAGTTGGAAAATGCATTGGAGGAACTTAGTTTGCATGAACCCGATGTTTGGGCCAATTATGCCCCGCGTGTTTACGAAGCTTTGTCGAAAGACAAAGTGCCTAATGCTCCACTTGATCGTGAAGCATATTTGCGCGTAGTGCGCAGTAGGTCTGATCATTGGTATTAGCAAATACACAAAGCAGTTTTAGAACTGCGTACAACTGCCGTTTCGGCCGCTTAAGATTTCAACTTCATATACGCCACTTTTCATTTAAATAATTCACGATGGGCTTTGGATTGTGGGACAGGAAGGTTGTTTTCTTTTTTTTACTACTCAGGGCTTTGTAGCTCAGAGAACCATCGTGCGTTCACAAGCGTGAGAAAGCTTGTGTTTAGTTAAATTTCTCGCTTCTAATACTAACAATTCCAACAACGAGATTAATTCTCGTGAGACTTTAGAGTCTTGTAATTTAATAGACGGTTTGTCTATAGCCAACACTACTGAACAGGTTGGCGTTACAGAGTTTGTGCAAGAAGCTTGTGACCAAGTTGACGTCTTGGGCAAGCATTACGTGCACACTAAGCTTACAACATCCCAGCCTGACATACAGAATCTGACCCAATATTTTTCGCGCCCGCGCGCGGTGGCTACGGGCGCTATTGCAGCAGGCACCATGACACGTGTCTACGGCGTGAACGTCGATAGCACAACTTTGCCAACGTTTTTTCCTGACTTTTACCAACGTCTGCGCGGTGTGTACGGCATTAGGTTTAGCATAGTTTTTACCGTTCAAGTGAATGCCACCCCCTTTCATCAAGGTGTTTTGGCTGCCAATTGGCAGTATCAGTATAATACTGCTAACACTTTTAGTTGGCCCAGATCTTCCGTATCTGGCGCTTGCACCAATTTGCCTCACGTTAGATTGGATATGGCTTCTTCTACTATGGCAGTGCTTAAGGTTCCTTTCTTGAACATTTTAGAGTTCATGCCAGTAGGTGACAAAGATTTGAGCACGGGTACCAACGCTTGGGCTTACGGTTATTTCGCCCTTAACACTATATTGCCAAGTCGGTATGGTGCTGGTTTGAGTGATGCCACCTATCGCGTTATGATGCATTTGGAGGACCTTGAGCTCATTGGGGCAGCTCCCCATGAGCAAGTTGACGTTACTTTGCAGGCTGGTAAGCGGCTCAACCCTATAAACGAGGAGTTTGAGAATGACGCGTACCCCTACAGCAGTACTTTACATTCGGCTTCTAGGACTGTGTCTTGGGTAGCTAAGGGTGTTCCCTCGTTGTCCAGCATTGCAGGGCCCACTTCTTGGTTTTTAGGCAAAGCCGCTGGTGTTTTGCGTTATTTGGGATATTCCAAGCCGCAAATTCAGGAGCCAATTGTGAGAATGCATCCTACTGACACGATAGGAGAGTTCAATGTCGATGTTCCTTCTGCTACCGTGACGATAGGACCTTTTGCATCTAATCATTTGAGTGTAGATCCTCAATTTGCTGCCACTGATGTTGATGAAATGTCTTTTTCTTACATTCTTTCACAGTGGAGTCAGATTCGTATAGGGCAGCTTTCGACCACTACTCCTCTGGGCACTAATATTTATGTGTGCCCTTGCACACCTCAAGTTATGTGGTTTCGCAGCAACTTTACTGGCGGTGCGCCTTATTGCAACATACCGCCACCAAAGTTGTCCGTTGCTGGTAATACATTTAATTCTTTTCTTCCTTCTCATATTTATAATTTGGCTCAAATGTTCGGGCAGTGGCGTGGCGGTTTTGAATTTAGGTTTACTTTTGCCAAGACCAAAATGCACAGTGGACGTGTTATTTGTTCGTTCACACCTGAGCTTCCTCAGAACTTTTTGTCTCTTTATTCTTCTACGCAGCCTACAGTCACTGTAGCTGCTGCCACTGCTTCTGGTCCTCAACCTTTTTCGCACAGCGC